GCGGCGAATGGCGGCCCGACCAACGCGGCCACGTCGAACAATCTGGCGGCGGCTGGTAGCTGGCAGCGCGTCTATCCTGAGCGCAAGCAAATCAAGATTGCGCGCTTGATTACTCGCGAAAGCTAAACCCTGTCCCGTGTGGTGGCGGCGCTTCTTCGTGTCGCCGCCACACAAGCAAAAGGAAAAACACAATGGCAAAAGGGCTTCCCTACTCGACTGCGCGCAGGCAGGCGCAATCTTCAACCGCCGCCGGTTCCAGCGCCGTGTCCACGATTGACGTGGTGCAGAGCGCCAGCGTATCGGTGCAAAAGACCGTGCTGACGCTGACGGACACGGAAATCACGCTCACCGATAACGCGGGCGTTGTCGCTTACGGCGGGCTGAAGGTTTACGACTTCCCAGCGGGACACGTCCTGTTCCTGGGCGCAATGGCTGACCTGACGATGACCAAGAGTAGCGCGGGCGTCAACGCGGATTGGGACGGCGACTTTTCGCTCGGCACAGTTACGGCGACAAATAACGCCACACTCTCCAGCACGGAGGCAAGCTTCATCCCTTCGACCGCCACGCCGCAGGCATCCAGTGGCGCGACAACGGCTAAAGGCGCGTCCACTTCCACGGAAGCGGGCACGGTGTTCGATGGCAGCGCGACGGCAACGGACGTGTATCTTAACTTCTTGGTAGACGACGCTGACCACGATGTAACCGGAACGGCCTGCAACCTCATTGCCAATGGAACGATTACGCTTCATTGGATCAATTTAGGCGATAACTAATGCCAGCGAAAAAAGCAGCAGCAGCAGCAAGCACAGCGACCGCGCCACAGGCTCAAACTTCTGAGCCTGTGGCGGCAGCGCCGCAATTCACCGTGCCCGCGTTTGACGCGGCGGCGGCGCTCAAGCAACGCCTAGCCGCGTTGAATGACGAACTGTCCGCCGTGCAAGGCACAATTGCCGAAGCGAGAATGGCGGAGTTTCGATTGGCGCGCGAGATTGACAAGGTGGCGGCGCAGTTGGAGCGGTACGAATCCGGCGACACGACAACACAGGCAATTCAAGCTTATTTGCAGCGCATGAGCGAACAGCGCGAAGCGGCGGCAAGTGCGCCGCCTGCGTGGGACACGCGCAGCCCGATTGATGCGGCGCTCGGCAGTCGCCAACGCCCGCAAGGGTTTTATAAATCGTAAATGGCAATTGTAATTGACGCGACAGTGAGCGGCGAAAACGCCAACAGCTTTGTGACTCTTCTGGAATATCAGGAGTTCAAAGAGCGGCTGTCGCCCGCGCCGTCCACGGCAACGGAAGACAACGAAAACCGGGCCTTAGTAACGGCGTGCGACGTGCTCAACGATAACGTTCTCGATTACAAGGGCGAACAGGCGAGCAGCACGCAAGCCCTGCCATTTCCGCGCCGTTACGTTGTTGATCCGCGCGCGGAAGGCTATCCGCGCTCGATCAGTTATTACGATGACGACATCGTTCCCGAACCGATCAAGCGGGCGCAAATGCTGATGGCTTACGCGATTGAAACGGGCGAATTCGTTGTCAACGGCACGACGGCGGGCGCGGTGGCATCGGTTACGACGGATGGCGTTTCCATCACGTATGCCATCAACACCGGCAAGCAGCGCAACCCGAACGCGCTACCCGAACAGGCCGCGAAGATTTTGCAACAGTTTTTGAAAACGCCTTGCACGAATCGCCAATGATTACGACGGCTTTGCTGGCAGATGTCCGGCGCATTAACGAGCAGTTCATGCCTGACACGGTTTCCGTGCAACGCCGCACGCTGTCAGCAGATGGCAGGGGCGGGCAAACAGCGAGCTACTCAACGGAGACGACCACGACGGGGCGCATTGTGTTTGTCGGCGACAATCCGGCATACAAAGCGATCATTGAAGGCGCGCAGTTGCAGGCGCACGAAATCTACCGGGCCGCGATCACATACGGCACGGGGGCGATGGTGACAGATCGCCTCGTATTCGGCAGCAGTCAATATGAGATCGTAAGCGCGTTGAATACGCGCAGCTATCAGACGGCGGAGCGGTTTTTAGTGCGCTATGTGGGCGAGATGGACCTTGCAATGATGTCGGGCTTCCTCCTGCTAGAAACGGCTGATTTTTTACTGCTCGAAACGGGCGACAAACTGGTGACGGAATAAAATGGCAGACCAGAAAATTACAGACCTGACGGCCACAACGACAGTTGACAGCACGGGGTTGATCCCGGTTGTCAACGATGTGGCCACAACGCCCGTCAATGAAAAAATCACCTATGCGAATTTGTCCACGCAGATTCGCGGCGACTTATCCAGCAGTAACGTTTTAACGGCACTCGGCTCACAGTCCGCCAATCGCGTGTTGGCCGCGCCGAATGGCAGCAGTGGCGCGATGACGGTGCGCGCATTAGTCGCCGCCGACATTCCCAGCCTGACGATTAGCAAAATCAGCGATTTTCCATCACAGACAAGCAACAGCGGCAAGTACCTGACGACGGATGGCAGCACGCTTTCGTGGGCGACAGTGGCGGGCGGCGGCGGTGGAACGTGGGGCAGTATTACGGGCACGCTCTCAAGCCAGACGGATTTGCAGTCCGCGCTTGACGCGAAGATTTCATCCGGCGCGGCGGCGATTGTGAATGCCGACGTAAACGCCAGCGCCGCGATTGCGCTGAGCAAGCTTGCCGCTGTGACGGCATCGCGCGCGCTCGTGAGCAGCGCGAGCGGCTTCGTTAGCGCGTCGTCTGTAACGTCTACGGCGCTTGGTTACGTGGCGAATTTGACCAGTGATGCACAGACGCAGCTAGACGCGAAAGAGCCGACGATCAGTGCGGGCACGACCGGGCAGTATTGGCGCGGGGATAAAAGCTGGCAGGCGCTGAATAAATCCGCCGTGGGCTTGAGCAACGTTGAAAACACGGCGCTCAGCACATGGGCAGGCACGACGAATCTAACAACGATTGGCGCAGCGACGGCAACGAGTCTGACACTGAGCGGCACGGCGGGCGCGGGCTATCTCGAACTCGCCAATCAATCCAGTGCGCCGGGCACGCCGACGAGCGCGAGCCGGATTTTCATTGATTCGAGCAATCGCCTTTCGTGGAAGGGTACTAACGGGTTTATCAGAACGTTTGATGGCACGGGGAATACGGCAGATAGGGTGTACACGCTGCCCAACGTGAGCGGCACGGTCGTCACGACGGGCGATACTGGCAGCGTCACGAATGCGATGCTGGCGGGTTCGATTGCGATTAGCAAGCTGAGCGTTACGGGCACGCCGGACGGCACGAAATTCCTGCGCGATGATGGAAGCTGGGCAGCGGCGGGCGGCGGCGGCTCACCGGGTGGCAGTGGCTCGGAATTGCAGTTTCGTGGCGGCGCGTCCACTTTCAGCGCAGTAACCGGAAGCAGCGTTAGCGGTGCAAACGTGACGCTGGGAGGCACTCTTACCGCGACCTCGCTTAAATTCACTTCTTCTGGAAGCGGGGTTTTACTCAATAGCGATTCTGGCTTTACTGCCTCGGATTCTCTCGGCGGCAGCATTACGTTTTGGACTTATTACGGCGGCGGGCAGAGTATCCTCACAATGTCCAAGAGCACGTTTACGGGCCAAACTTACGACAGCATTAAGCCCACAAATGCAGCCACCCTTCAGTGGAATGACGACGTTGGAATCAATCGCCACGCTGCCGGGGTACTGCGAATCAACAGCTTTGGCACGGGCAGTGGGCAGCTATTGATTGCGAGCAGTTCCGCGACCGCATCCGCACAACTTCACGCCGTCTCCGGTTCCGCCTCTCGCGTCGGCCTGCGCGTGGACAGCGCCGCGTCGCCAACGGCAGACATCGCTCAGTTTACGGTCAATAGCACAGTCAACGCCGCATTTAACAAAGATGGCCGCCTGGTAATGACGGAGCTTTCGAGCAATCCCGCCGCCGCCGATGTTACGAGCGGCTCAAACGCAAAAGACAAAGTGGCAATGTACATGAAGGCGGACAAACTTGTTTTTGCGTACAACGACGGCGCGGGCACGGTGAATTATTTAAGCATTGCATTGGACGGTTCCACGACGACTTGGACGAACAGCAGTAGCGCACCATAAAGGCGCAGTGAGGGGAATATGGCTATCTATACATTTGAAGTTCCTGACGAATTCAGCACGACGCTTGGCGATGCGTTTGCCGCTGCTTACGGCTGGCCGGAGACGGTGACGAACGAGCAGGGCGAGCAAGTTCCCAATCCGGAAACGAAGTTGACCTTTGCGCGGCGCAAGGTGGTCGAATTCGTCAAAGAAATCTGCCGTGCACACGGTGAAAAACAAATTGATCTTGCGGTCGAATCGCAGAAAGCCGCTGCGCGTGCGGCAATTGAAGCGGTAAGCATTGAACTACGGAGCGAGTAAATGGTTGCGGAAAAACTACAAGAGAAGCGCGGCGAATTGGCGCGTCTGGAAAAAGAAATCCAGGAGATGGATGCGCAGGGGCAAATGCTAAACAAGCAGCTTGCCGAATTGCAGCAGGCGATCCCGACGCACAACGCGAAGTTGGGTGAATTGCACGCGGAGTTTCTGCGGACGCAGGGCGCGATTGCCGCGCTGCTGCAATTGGTGAACGAAGGCGAAGGCGAGTAATGGCGACGAAGCTTCAATCTAACGTGGGCGTGATTACGGCACGAATGCGGCGCAAGGCGTCGGCGTTGGTGCGCACGACCGCGTTTGTAATTGAAGGCCGCGCTAAAGAGTTAGCTGCCGTTGACACGGGCTTTATGCGCAGTTCGATCCAAACCGAACAGACGGGCGAGTTGAGCGCGATTGTTGGCGTTGGCGCGGAGTATGCGCCGCACGTTGAGTTTGGCACGGTCAAAGCGGCAGCACAGCCGTTTCTTGGCCCTGCGTTTGACGATGCGCGTGAGGGTTTCGAGCGCGGCTTGCGGGAGTTGGTGTAATGGATACGTTCCTGATTTTCCTCGTGTTTCTGGCGGGCCTGCTGTGCGGGTTCATTGCCGGGAGGCTGAGTGAGCGCGATTAAATCCGCTATTTTGCTACATCTGCAAGACGACACCGCAACCGGCGGCGTGGCGGATTTGTGCAATGGGCGCATCTACGCCGACGTTGCGCCGAAAGGGACATCGTATCCGCTTGTTATTGTCAGTTCGCAGCGACCACCACGCGCGGAGTGGGCGTTTCAGGGCGTGGCGTTTGAGGATTCGACATACTTGGTGCGCGCCGTTGACATTACGCCGCATTCGTCCAGCACGGTGCATGAACTGGCGCAGGCGATCCGCGCGCGGCTCAATCTGGCTTCGCTGACGGCGGACGATTATGTAACGCGGGCCGTGATGTTTCAGGGTAGCGTGGAATACGCGGAAGTGCAGAACAGTACGGTGTATCAGCACGAGGGCGGATTTTACGAAGTGATGGCGGAGGAAGTATGAACGCGAAAAAAGACAAGGATTTCGATACGGCAAAACTGAAAGCGCCCGCATCGGCAGCGCAATTTCGCGTGCTGAGCGGCTTCAGTTTCGGCGCGGACGATCAGCGCGTAGAGCCGGGGCCGCTGACGGTTCAACTGCCCGCCGATGTGCTGGCGGATTTACAGGCGCAAGGCGTCATCGTGGAGGAAAAGGGAAATGGCTAAACGCGGCATTGACGCTTCCGTCATATTCAATCAGTTCGACCTGTCAACGTATTTCAAGACCGCCAACGCAAGCGCCGATGCGGAATTGCTGGACGCGACACCGTTTCAGGCGACGAACGGCGACAAAGTGTTCGTGACTGGATTCACCGACGGCCAGCTTTCGCTGGAAGGCTTTTTCGAGTCGGACAGCGTGACGCAAGACGCCGTGGATGATGTGCTCAATTCCGTGATTGGCGGCGCAACGAAACAGATCGCCACGGTCAGCCCGGAAGGCGCAGGCACGCTAGGGAATCGGTGCTATTGCATCGAAGCCGACACGACGAACTATACCGTCAACTCGCCCGCGACTGGCTTGATTATGAGCAACGCGAATTTGCAGAGCAGCGGCGGGCTGGGTTACGGGCGCATCCTGCAAGTGCTGGGCGAGGTGACAACGACCGGCAACGGCACGAGCGTGGACAACGGCGCGGCCAGCACGAATGGCGGCGCGGGGCATTTGCACATTACAAGCTTCGGCGCGTCCACGACCGACATCGTGGTCAAGATTCAGCACAGTACGAACAATTCAACGTGGGTGGATTTAATCACGTTTACGACCGCGACAGACGAAACGTTTGAGCGGGTCGAAGTCACCGGCACGGTTAACCGCTACTTGCGGGCGATTCGTACCGTTTCAGGCGCAAGCCCGGCTGTCACACTTGCCGTGGCCTTCGCACGGTTCAACTAATTTCATGAGGTGAATGATATGGCAAAACGCGGCATAAACTGCGATATACGAGTAGATGACAGCGGCGGCACACTGCGCGACATCAGTCGCAACGGCACAACGGTCAATTTCAGCCGTGATGCTGACTTGCTCGACGTCACGGCGTTTCAATCGCCGGGTGGTGACAAAGAGTTTCTGGTTGGCTTCAAGGACAACAAGTTTTCCGTCGAAGGCTTTTCTGACGCAACCGTGATGGGCTATTTACACGGCATCCTGGGGCAGGAAGCCACGGTCAGCTTTCAGTATGGGCCGGAAGGCACGACCACCGGTTACCGCAAGTTCACGGGCGAATGCCTGCTTGTCAGCTTGACCGACAACGCCGCCGTGGCGGAAGCCAACAAGTTTACGGCGAATTTCCAGATTACCGGACAGGTGACCGTCGGCACTTACGCTTAGGTTTTCTCCTTGCTCCTTTGGCTGGGCAGGCGGCGCAATCCGCCTGCCCGTATTTTCAAACACCTATGGCTTTTGACTTAAAGAAAAAAGGCGACCGGCTGGCGGAGTTATCCGTGCCGTTTGGCGACGAGGTGATTAATCTCAAGTATCGCGCCAGCAAGATCACGCCGAACTATTTAGACACACAGCTTTCTGAAGTTAGCTTTTGCGCTGACGTGATTGCGGAGTGGGACGTGACAAGCGGCGGTGAACCGTATCCGCCAACGCTTGAGAATCTAAGCGAGCAGGGCGCGGATCTGAGTTACACGCTTTGTTACGCTATCGTCAACGATGTAAAAACGTCAGCAATTCAGAAGTTGAGAGTGTAGCCAGGTTTTGGGCTACGCGGGGCGAAGTCGGCACGCTGCCGCCGCGTGAGTTTGAGTTTATCCGTGCGGCAGAGATTCTGAATTGCAAACCGTGGGAATTGGAAGATGTGCCGGTGGGTTGGATGAAGGCGGCGTTCTGGATGCGACAGGCCGAACGACGCGCCGATGAAATCAGGGAAAAGATAGACGAGGCGAGGGGCGAAAGTGGCTGATTTGTTCAAACTGCAAGGCATCGTGACGGTCGAAACGCAGCGCTCTGACCGTGCGTTACAGCAGACTGAAGCCCTTGCCAAGAAGCTTGGCTACACCTTCGATCAATCCGCGAATCGTTGGCGCAATGCGGCGGGCCGGATCGTATCATCTGCCGAGATTGCAAACGCGAGCTTGCGCAAAACCGAACGCGCAGCGGGAAGCCTGGCGCAACGTATGCGCGGGCTGGACGGCATCGGGCAATCGTTGACGCGCAGCCTGACGCTGCCGATTGGCTTGCTGGCCGGTGCGGCAGTAAAAGCCGCGACCGAGATGGACAGCCTTAAGCGCGGGCTAACTGCGGTTGTCGGATCGTCCGCCGAAGCTGAGCGTCAGCTTGTGCGCTTGAAAGAAGTCGCCAAACTGCCTGGCCTCGGATTCAAAGAGGTTGTACAAGGCAGCATTAACTTGCAAGCGGCAGGCTTTAGCGCCCAATTGTCAGAGCGGAGCATAAAAGCCTTTGGCAACGCGCTGGCAACCGTCGGCAAGGGCAAGGGCGAGCTTAACGGCGTGATTCTGGCGCTTGGTCAGATTGAATCGAAAGGCAAAGTTTCAGCCGAGGAAATCAATCAGCTTGCGGAGCGTGTGCCGCAAATCCGCAAAGCCATCGTTGCCGCATTCGGCACAGCCGACACTGAAGTTCTACAAAAAGCCAAACTCACCTCGCGCCGCTTCATTGAAGGCGTTGTCACCGAGCTTGAGAAGCTGCCGCAGGCCACAGGCGGCGCGCAGAATACGTTTGAGAATTTGAGCGATGCCGCGCAGCAGAGCATGGCGAAAATTGGCGAGAGCGTGTTGCGCATCGCCGTGCCTGCGCTGGAGCGATTGACGCCGAAGGTTGAAGCTGTCGGGCAGGCATTCTCCCGCCTCAGTCCGCCGGTTCAAGATGCCGCGCTTGCCATCGGGGCGATTGCGTTAGTGGCGGGGCCGGTCATAACTGGCCTGACTAGAATTATCGAAACGGTTGCAAAGCTGCGCGCGCTGGTTTCGCTACCCCTCACAATTGCCATTGGCACGCTGACGCAAACCGGCGGCGATCAGCCAACCCTTGAACGTGCACGTGCAAACGATGAGCGCAACCGCCTGCGCCGTCAGCGCGCGCTCTCGACCGGCTCGCAGCCAAGCCGTGCATCGTTGCTGAATCAGCCCGCCTTTGTCGAGACAGACGCGGCAGGCAGGCCGTTGAATCCCGAAAACCCGTTTGTGAAGCGTGACGCGCTTTCAAGCCTTCGGAATCCAGGCCGTCGCGGTGTCGGCCTCGGCACGGGCGGCGGTGGCGGCAAAGGCGGCTCGGCTGCGCTTACCGAATATCAGCAACTGCAAAAACAACTTGCCGAGTTAAACAAAGAGATTGCCATTCTCGGCAATGAATCCAGCAAGGAATACAAGCTCAAAGTTCAGATTGAGGGCCTAGAGCAAAAGCGCAAAGACCTTGAAGAACTGCTCGCGCTGCGCCGCGAATTGGGCATCGGCGGCAATCTCGATCAACTGCGCGGGCTGTCTGAATACAACAAGCTCAGCAAGGAAGGCGGGCCGCGTGTCGTCGTAGGCGACTTGCCCGAATCATTGG